AGCCGGGATCGCCTGACGGTCGTGATCGCCCATACGCATTACGGCACCCTTGCCGAATTGACGTTCGATCTGACCCAGGGCCGCAGCCAAGGCTTTCTTCTTGTTGTCGTCCATTAAAGTCCTCACGTAATCAATAAGGCCTGGCGGCCAACACCTGTATAAGTAGACAGTATTGTTCCACAAAGATCCGTGATCGCCTACCCCTGATTTTCTATTTCTGCTGCAGCTCGTCGCAACAAGCCCTCTAGCGCGGCCTTTACCGTTTGTCGGCGGACCTCGTCGCGGTTGCCGGGGAAGTGTTCGAGCTCGGCGGTAACCTCATCGCCCACGCCCCAGGCCAGCCATACGGTGCCCACCGGCTTGTCCGGCGAACCGCCATCGGGCCCGGCCACGCCGCTGACTGCCACGGCAAAACGCGCCAGGCTTTTCTCCTGGGCACCCCGCACCATCGCCTCCACCACTTCGCGGCTGACGGCACCGACCTTGGGGAACAGGGCTTCCGGTACATTCAGTTGCCGGGTCTTCTGGCGATTGGAATACGTGACATAGCCCGCCTCGAACCAGGCCGAACTCCCGGGAATCCGCGTGATTGCCTCGGCGATACCGCCGCCGGTGCACGACTCGGCCGTTGTGACGTGGGCATTGAGAACCTGCAAGCGTCGGCCAAGTTCAGCGGCGAGTTGAGTAATTTCCTTCACGGTCATCTCCTGGAGTGGACGGGCGTTCGCCTACCCTACAGGAGCCCATGGGCCATGCAAGTTACAAGAGACTAACGCGCGACGGCCCGGACATACGCCTGGCAGGCGCGCAAGGCGATCATTGCGTTGTCGCCGTCGTCGGTGATGCCGATAATTCGTTGAGCATGCGCCGGGTCAAGTCGGGCTCGCGGGGCGCCATGAACCACGCTGCCGGGGGTGGCGGTGGCTGGCATTGGGCAGCCGCTGGCTGAATCGCTGGCGTCGAGAAGGACTGACAACCGCACATCAGCAGTGGCCAGGCGATCCCGCAGGTGAGCCTGAGCGCGTTGTGCATCGGAAAGCTCCCGGGTGTGTTGTTGGTCGCTGGCGCTGAGTTGTTGCTCCAGTGCCAGCCGTTTGTCCTGTTCGGCCTGTTGTTGCTGGCTGAGTGCTGCGGCATGCAGAGCCTGCAGGTGCTCGAGTTGTGCGCCATATCGCCAAGCCTGTACCTGCCAGGCAACACCCGCCGAAACTGCGAACAACAGGCAAAACCCAAGCAGGCGATACGACGTCAGGAAGCCCATGACACCGCCTTCGCCCGCGCCCACAGTTGCATACGGTTCTCCAGACCGTTGAGGCCACCATTGATGCGCCGGGTGATCGTGGTGAACTGGTCCTGGTCAGCCAACTCGTTCAAGCCATTGCGCTGCCAGAACCACGCGGCAGATTCGCACGCCCATTGCGGCGTCTCCAGCAACTCCGGTTGGTGCAACAAACGCTCATCGCCGAACAGTGCCTGACTGCACGCCAGGTAGTTGCGCCGGCCGGTGATCTGGATCAGGCCGCGGCCGCGATACTTCTGGCCGTCGCCATCGGCTTCAGGGGAGTTGCCCAGGCGGGCGGCCAAGGTACCGGTGTCGTATTTGCTCAGGTATTGATCGCTGCCCAGTTCACGTACGTAGCGCAGTTCGCCGGATTCGTGGCCGATTTGGGCGAGGAAGGCGGCGATGCGTTTGGGTGTGGTGATTTGGTGACGTGCAGTAGCCTCGTTTAAAGGAGCTAAAAAAATGCCCGCTCTAAGGCGGGCTCCAGGCATTACCTGGATAAGTTGAGGGAGTGTTATCAGCATCGTTTTTTACTCTCACACGCCCAGATATTTACTGAGCAACAGCGTCCAACCAAGGCCATCCAGCGGGCCGTTTGGCTATCGAGGGGATAGGGTAGAAGGAACCGATCGAGCACGTCATTGCGGTGACGACAATCCGTTCGCCTTGATCGTGCATCGGTAGCTTTCCTTGCGTTTGCCGACGGCCCTCAGCGTGTCGATGGACCAGCGCCCCTGCATGAAGCCGGGCCAGGTTTCATCCAGCACCAGCAGCCCTTCGGCCTGGAACGCCGGGTTGCCGGGGCATATCACATTGATCTGCAGGCCTTCACGGCTAACCCGGCGCATCTCGCCTTCGGCCGCCGTCCTGGCTTCGTCTTCGCTCTGGTAGCGCTGGGCAAGGACTTTGAACGGCGCACCGCCCACCTCCACCTCACGTTTCTTGCAGGTAGCGGCATCCCACCAGGACGCCTTGGCCCCTTCGAACTTGGCCCGGCTGGTCTCGGTAAAACTGGCGCTGATAAACGCGCGGTCGCCCGGACGGTTATCACGGGTGACCGACAGCCGCACTTCTTGCAGCGGCTTGCCCGACAGCGAGGTGATCTGGCCTTTACGGCCCAGCACATACAGCTCGTCGACAGGCTTGGCCACCGCATCAAAACGCTTGGCAAGCCGGGTCAGGAAGCTCATGTCGCTTTCGTTGGTCTGGTCGATGTGAGCGATCTTTTCAGCGTCCAGATCCGGCGCGACCCTGGGTGAGAATCCATAATGCGTGGTCAGTTGGCGGAACAGTGCGCCCAGGGTGGTTGGCCCATGGCTGGCTGTGCGGCGCTGTTTGAATTCGTCCTGGTCGAACGGCGCCGCCGTGGCCACCAGCACCAGGCGCAGGGGGAACAGGTACGGGGTGCGCTGGGTAATCTTGAAGAGCCCCTTGTCCTCCAGGCCGGTCTCCAGGTAACCGACCCGCAGGCCGATCCTCCCACCCAGGCTGGGCAATCCCTCAAGCCCTTCGATGTCGAGGGTCAGCTTGAGTTGGTCGGAGACGAAGCCTGCGGCATCGGTGTGTTCCCACTCCAGTAATCGCTCGTTGAGCAGCGCGGCATTGGTCCCGTAAATTTCCACCGCCGGTGTGAATCCAAGTGCCATGGTTCCTCCTTAATCCCAAACCGAAACCGGTTTTTTTGCGGCGGGCCGCGCGTCCAGCTCCGGTACGATTACACCGATGCCGGCCGGCAATACCGCCCCGTGTTCCGCGAGGTCCGGGTTGAGATGCCACAGTGCTTCCTCGGCAGCGTCGTCGCTGCGACCCAGTTCGCGGTAGAGCAGCAGGTTGACGGAGTCACCGGCAATACTTCGGACTCTACGCATTGACGAATTCCTCCAGTATCAACGTCCAATTGATCAGCATGGCGGTGCCGTCGTCGATCACGTTGGCTTGTTTCTCGTCCACCGATTTGATCGTCCACAGCCCCCAGTTACGGCCAATCCCGTCCACCAACGGCAGCGGTGTACGCAAGGCCTGCAAGTCGCGCAGTTCGTCGAGCCTGGCCATGCCAATGCCACGCGCCGCCTTGCCGGCAAAGGTCAATGTTTCGAGGGCCTGGCCGGTCTGGCTGGACTTGGGTTTGCCGGCAATGATGTCCAGCGCGACCCAGCCACCGCTACTGTTACGGTCGAGGGTCGCGTAGGCAAACCCGCGCGACAGCCCGAAAATAAAGCTGCCCAACACCATTTGTTGTCGCATTAAACCGCTCCATCGGTGAGTGCCGCGTCGCGTCGCGTCGCCAGCAGGTTGTCCATCGACAGCGGCGTGAACTGCGCCTCGATCTGTTGCACGACGAGCGCCGCCAGCGCCTGGTAACTGGTCTGCTCGGGTGCGGTAATGTTGATCTGCGGGGCGAAGTTGATTTGCCGGTTGTCTGTTTGAGCGTTGGGAAGGCTTTGGCTGACCTGTTCGGGTGGCGGGAGACGGTCGTCACTGCTCATGACTTTCTCGCCCAGGCTCGCCCCGACGTCGCTGCCGACGAACGTGCCGACGACGCCGCCCACCACCTTACCGATTGCACCGCCGGCAAAGCCGCCGATCACACCGCCCAACACTGTGCCGGCGCCCGGAATAATCGAACCCAGCGCCGCCCCGGCGAGCGTGCCAACGGCTCGCCCAATGGCCAGCCCTGCAACCTCGCCGGCCACACCACCCGCGACGCCACCGCCTATCGACCCCACACTGGCGCCAACGGACTCTTTCAGGGTGCCATTGCTCGCGCCCTTGATGAGATTGATACCCGCGTCTGCCACCACCAACGCCAACGAACCGCGCTTCGCGATTCGGCTGGCTCTGTTGGTTTTCGTGGGCGCATCAGGGCCTGAGTTTTTGCCTGGCGTGCGCTCGCCCTGGCGTGTGTCGCTACCTTGTGACTTCCCTTTGCTGCCGGACGGGTCGGACTTGTTGCCACCGGCATCGCGGGGCGCGTCACCCTCGCCCAGGACTTTCCCGGCGACCTTGTCGAAGACTTTGTCCACGACAGTGCCGCCGAGCTTCTTCGCCAGCGGCACCATCACCACCGCGGCCAATGTGAGGGCGGCCGTGGCTTTGGGCAGCGATTCAGCCAGCCAGCCCAAGCCATTGACCACTGAGGTCAGCACCGTCAGTGCGCCGTTTTTCAGGGGTGCAATCGCCGTATCGGAAGCTGTCTCCAGGCGGGTGGTACTGGCCTGGAAGGCTTGTTCATGAGCTTGCGTGGAGTCTGCCCGCCCGGTCGCCGAACGCATGACCGAGCCCTGGTCTCCCAGGACCGAAGTCGCGTAAGTCGACTTGTCGGCCACCGCCGAAAAGGCCTGCTTCAGCGTGTCGATTACCGGCACCAGGCTCAGAATCGAGCGGTTACCGTCGAACAACTGCGTGGCCAGTGCCGCCTGCCTTTCCTGGGGCTGCGCCTTGAGCGCCTCGAGGACCGTCAGCACTGTTTGCGGTGCGTCCTGCTTCATGCCTGCCGCAAGCACCTTCGGGTCAAGCTTGAGCTCTGCCCAGGCAGCACGCTGCCCCTCGGAGGCACCGTCACCCTTGGCCAGCGCGGCGCCGACTTTTTCCACCGCAAGCCCGGCAGACGCCCGGTTGTTACCAACCGTCAGCAACGCCGCCGAAAACGCCGCTACCTGCTCGGGGCTCATGCCCGACGTTCTCGCGGCAGTGCTCTGGCGCACAATCGAACCAATATCCACAGCATCGGCCTTGAGCGAAGCGTGGGAACCCAGCACGTTGGTGGCGTCAGCCAGATCCAGCGCCTGCGGGCGATCCAGCTTCATCGACCCACGCCAGCCGCCCATCATCTCGCCGGCCGTCTTGATATCGGTCTGAAAGGCCGCGGCGATGAGCGCGCTATCGCGGGCGAACTGCAGCAAATCAGCCTGGCGAGTTTCAAGGTCCTTGCCTACGCCGGACCGGGCCCCCACCTGCTCCACCCTTGCCAGGTCGACAGCATCTGCGCCACTTGCGGCAACCATCGGGTCTGACGCCAAGGCCAGGTTGGCTTCGCGCAGTTGTGTGCGCTCATGCCCGGCAAACCCCACCACTTCATGCAGGTCGGTCATCGCCGTTTCCAGCGCCTGCGAGGGTTTGACGGTATCGGATGAGGCGCCGCCCTTGCTATTGCCCTTGCCGGTTTTCAGGGCACCCATCACATCGAGCAATGAGCCGTTGAACCTCTCCAGCGTGTCGATGAGCCGGGTCTGCCCCGTGACCAGTTGCGTCAGTTGCGCACCGACATTCGCCAGTTCCTGGCCCGGCACGGCCTTGGGTACGGTATCAAGCAAGGACGGGCCGGCAAGCATCGGCGCAATCGGCTGGATGCTGGCGCCTGCCCCGGCCGTTTCAAGCGAGCCGTAAATCGCCTCGCCGTCCCTGGCGATGAGCGACCTCAATCCAAATTTACTGTCTGCCATCCGCTCTACTCCTGTTTGACGCCAAGGCGAGTGATCGCGATGTCGTAGCGGCGCAATGCTTTTCCGGCGTCCCAGTCCAGGATTTCCGCTTCATTTACCGAGTAAATGAGCGGCACGATGTCGAGAATTACTTCGATGTCGCGCTCCGAAAGAAGTCCGCCGGTTTGTTTAAAAAATCGTCGATGCGCCCCTGCAGTTCGGTCCAGTCGGGCACGCTGAGGTCGGCGAGATCCGGGATCATCAGGCCGGTGCAGTGGGCAGTGATGAACTCGGCGCGCTCTTTGTTGGTGGCGAGTTTTTTCATCGCCTTGGTGGCACGCAGGGCGGGCATTTCCAGGATCAGGCTGGTGAGACGGCGGCCGCCGGTGTCAAGCGGCAACAGCAGCGAGACGTGCTCACTGGTCGCCGATTCGCGGGGCTGCTCGTCGGCGTCGAGGAAGTACGAGGCAGGCCGGGTCGACATGTCGTGCACGTACTGGGCGATGCTCACATAGTCCGGACGCTTGAGTTGGTCGAGTTCTTTTTCCGACAGGCCGGTGGCGAGTTTGGCCAGTTCGAAGAACTGATCGTCCTCGTCATCACCGGCCCGGGCCAGCGCGTCTTTTTGCGCGGCGTAGAACAACGGCTTGAGTTGAATCTGCTCGATCAGCGCGCCGGTATCAGCGGTGATCGGCGACAGCAGGATGTGCAGCGGAGGCATCCAGGCCATGAATCAATTCCTTGGTGAAGTATGGGAGCGGGAAAACCCGCTCCCGGGGGCTTAAGGCATCAGTACCGCGCGGCGGGCATCGCCAAGGATGTCGACGCCGTTGAGCACAAACTTCTGGGTACGCACGTCGATGTCGATCACCGGGATGCCGTTTTCCAGGCGGTTGTAGGTGCGGCAGGAGAACTCCAGGGTGAGGGCGGGTTTATCGCCCATCTTCAGGGTTGTCTCGGTCAGGGTTTTCAGCTTGCCGCCGATGGTGTGGTAGGTGAAGTAAGTCTTGCCGTCCTGGTCCTGGCCGGCTTCACGCACGTTCAACAAAATGTCATCGCCCAGGCGCACCCCCAGGGCAAGCATGATTTCCGGACCCGCACCTTGCAGCTCCAATGTGGCGTTGAGCACTTTGGCGCTCTTGGCCATTTCTTCGGCGATGAAACGTCCGCCGGTCATCTGTTCCATGTCGAAGTCGATCTTCGGCGGTGCGAACGAGGTGACCGTCGCCGACAACGGCAGGCCTTGAAGGGTGGCCGCCATGGCCTGTCTGATTCGGTTGGTAAACATTAGAGAACGTCCTCCAGGAACTGCTCGATGATTTCATCGCGGGCGTTGAGTTGATAAATCATGTGTTCGTTCGGCGCGTAGCGGCCGTAGTCGATGACGATGAACCAGGTGCCGTTCTTGTACTTCTCGACACTGTTCAGTTCAGGGTGCAGGTACACGCTGCCGCCTGGAATGGTCTCGTCGGCCACCAGGGTTTGCAGCCAGTCGTTGATGCGCTTGACCTCCTGGTCCATGAACGACTTGGTGAGGTTCTTGGCCATGGCTTTCTGGCCGGCCTTGACCAGCTTGCGGCTGATCGCATCTTCCAGGCCCACGTAGCTGATGAACTTGCCGGTGATGGAGCGGTTACCCAGCAGCGAGAAGCCGCCGAGGATGGTGCGGGCGTAGTAGCTCACGCCGTAGCGGTTGAGCAGGTCGCCTTCGGTGGAGGTGTCGAGGATGTTGTACTCAACCACGCGGGACACGTCTTCGGCGAAGGTCACCTGATTGCCCGGGCTTTCCCATTGCTTGACCTTGGCCAGCGCGGCGATGGCCAGGGACGACGGCGCCAGGAACACGTTTTTCTTCGCGGCCTTGGAGTACACCGACGGCATGTTGTGCACCAGCAGGCAACGGTCGAAACCGAGATCGGCACCGCCCAGTTCGCCGCTGTAGGTCACCTGGTCGGCGACGGTTGCGTCCTTGCCGTCCAGCACCACACGGGCCTTGATGCGCTTGCCGAAGGAGGCGAATTCGCCGGCCACGGCCTTGGTGCCGGTGAAACCCGGGGCGCCGATGATGGTCAGGTCCTCGGGGACGCTGGCCAGGGCGGCGAGGCCCAGTTTGCGGCCGGTGACCGGCTCTTCACCGCCGATTACGTTATTGATGGTGTCGGCCGGGGTGGTGCCCTCGTCGACGATCACTACGTAGACCGGCACCTTGACCACTTTGAGGATCTGGTACACGGCGTGGAACAGCGTGCCGGTTTCAGCGCCGGTGGGGTCCAGCAGCGCCTGGGTGGTGAAGCTGTTGATGCGGAACGGGGCGTTTTTCGGAATCGACGCATGGGCGTTGGGGGCGGTGCCCACCAGGCCGATGACGTTATCGCCCAGGCCACCCATGGCCTCGGGGGATTCAGTGGCATTCACGGTGATGCCGTTATGTTCGAAGTTCAAAACCTCAGCCATGATCAGTCAGCCTTCTTCGGGGTGGAGTTGAGGACGCTGGTGAGTTCCAGGCGGCCAGCGGTGCGCAGGGCGGATGCTTCGACGTCCAGCAGTTCCAGTTCCTCGCCGGCGGTAGACCAGTGGCCGTTGCCGGTGGGGAATGGAATGAGGACGGTGTAGGTTTGGCGGTTAAACATGAGTGGAATTCTCCGGGTGGAAAACGCCAAAGCCCCTGCGAGAGGGGCTTTGGCGGGCGAAAAAAAACCGCTTTCGCGGTGGCTATCGTTATTTAAGGAAACCAGGTTTTTCTGGCCATACAACAGTGAAAGGATCGCCTACATCTTGCGGGACATCCCGCAACAGTTTGCGGTAAGCAGCGACTTCCGCACGCTGAACTTCACTCAGAGGGCTGTCCTGGACTTGGGTATGGTCTGTTTCTCGCAAAAGTTGATCGCGACGGACGCGAATGGAGGACCATTCCAAACATTCAAGACCTTCTTTGCTGGGGATATGAGATTGAGTAGGCGAGACAAATACTTCAGCCATTTAGAAAACCACCGTTGGGGAAAGGGAAAGTTTCGACTTGATCTCACCGACTTTGATCGCGCGATAGCGACCAATCTGCATAGTGTCAATTCGCAACGATGTAACATACACATTGGGTATTTTAATTCGGCAGATCGCATTACCAGCCGTATCAGCATAGATGGCCGGCGCAAACTTCCCAAAGCAAGATTGATTTATAACTGCGCGCTGAGGCGAATAAACATACCCGGCAAATGTTTCATCCAGCACCAAAGAACTACCGTAACTATAACCGCGAATATTCAGCCAGAACATCTGATCATCGGTATTAATAGAAAACGGCAACTTGAAATGGGCGTAAACCTCCATTGAGGATCCAAGGTCCGTCGCTACCATGCCACCAGAAGCGTCAACGTTATAGGGGGCTCCCGTACCCCAAACAAGCCCTTGGAAGACACTCATCAACAACGTCCCGGGTGCGCCGGGTTCTCCAACTACATCCTTAAGTGCACGAAACTGATCAAATTCCGCACGGGCTTGATCCATTCGTTTGTCAATATCGCCAATCTTGCCATTCACGGCACTGGTCAGATTGTTGGAAGCCTGAACCAGGTTGGCTATTTGCGTTTCCGTACTCAAAATAGTAACTCCTTTACTTTGCCATTCTCAGGCCACTTAGTACCGGCAAACAACCATAACTAAATAGGCCAGCCCACTGTCTAAATTACAACTCGAGTATCTTCCAATTTCATCACACGAAACAAAACCCCCAGATGGCGAGCCATATTGTCGATATTGGCTGTCGCCACTGCAGCCAGTTCCTCTGCAATTAAAATATTAAGATTTTCCATGCCCACTACTACCGTCACGCTATCGACCGGCAGTGGCGTCATGTCCAGCGTAAACTTCTGCAACACACGGGCCGCGGCCGCCTTGTAGGTGAGTAATTTCCCGGCAACAGAATAAACTGCCAGCAAGGTCCCGCTAGCCAGGTAAAACCCAAACTCTCCAATCTCATACTCAGCCTCGCCATCAAACAGCGCGGCCATTCTGAGTTGTTGATTACCGAGGTCTTCGTAATCGGCAATTGCGACTCGCTGGCGTTCATCCCGCAAAGCAACTTCACTGCCGTCGGGGTTGTAACGGCCAGTCCCTGCGCCAATATGGGTAATTTCACCTTTCAAACCCTGGTTCTTTGCCTGCAACACTTCACCCAAACCCTTGGAGGTGAAGCGCACCAGGCGCGTAATGTCTTCTGTCATGGCTGCGCCCTGAGGTCGTAATCGTTAATGGTGTAGTACCGGGCGACCCCGGTGCTGTGAAGTCGGGCGCCAAGCACGAGTTCAGGCAGCGCCCCCATGAGAGAAAGCTCGCTGTCGCAAAGTGCAGCATGAGCAACACCGCTCAGCGCCAGCCCACCCACCGTCTCGTGCACGATGGTGATGGTGGCCAGGTCCCGCTCGCTCTTGGCCGCGTTGATGCGGCGGATCAAACGGTTGTGATCGCCACTGGACCAACTGCGACCGATGATTGCCTGCACATCAAAGGTGTAAGGCAGGCCGGTTGGCCGCTGTTGATACCAGGCACTGATATTGGGGGTGAATCCCAGGGATTCGACGGCGTAGCTCAGCGCCTTGGGCGTACCGGCCTGACGCTGGATTTGCCAGGACAAGGCCACGGTGAGGCGCTTCTCCGACTCGCTGGCAGCGGCGTCCCATTCACTGACGCCGCGATCAGCGGCCAGGTAGGGAAGGAATTCAGCCGGCGTCTGCAGCGGGTTCATCAAGGCCGGGAATGGCGGAGTGACCCGATCGAGCAATTGCCCGAAACCCAGGTCCAGCGCCTTCTCCAACGGCGAACTGTTGGCGGGCAGCAAACTGCCTTTTGGCTCACTCATAACGTGTGCACCTCCACCTCGACACCCGTGCAATACGGAGCCTGAAACGCCGTGGTGACGATCGGCTCCAGCGGCTCAAGGATCTGCAGTTGCGCAGCGCCTGCCGAGTGTATGGCGTAGTCGATCCAGCTCGGGTCCACCCGCCCTTCCAGGCGATGACAAGACTCGGCGTAGGTTTGCAGCAGTCGCTGCGCGGCTACCTGGGTCAATCCGGAATCCGGACCGGCGTTGATCTTGGCCACCACCCGAATTTTGTAGCGCAGGATCTGCGCCCCCTGCACCGTGACGAGATCCGTTTCCGGTCGCACGTCAGGCCGGGCGAAATGCCGGCGTACACCGTCGAGTAGATCCGCAGAAGGTGTACCATCCCCGTCTCGGGACAGGACCGTGACCATCACTTCGCCGGGCGCGGTTCGACGGCCGTTGCCATCCTTGACCCGTGCCGCGTAGCCGTCCGGGTCGAAGGTATAAGTGACCGTCACCACCCCGGGCGTAGCACTTTGCACTTTCACCGATGGACGCTCACCGAGGGTGAAAACCTCCCGGCGATACTGCATCCGCGAACCCGCCGCCGGAGCGTGAGGCGCGAGGTAATAACGCAACCGGGCGTCATCGTCGCTCTCCAATGTTGGCGGTACCGGCGGGAAAGCCGCCGGGTCACCAGGGTCGAGCACCTGGCGCTCAAGGCCCATGTCCGCCAGGCGCGCATCGAGGTTGCTGCCGGTAGCCCACCACGCCAGCATCTGCTTGATGCGGGCGTTGTATTTGCGCTCGTGGGTTTGCAGGCGAACGCAAAAAGCTTCCAGCGCCAACGTCAGCAACTCGCTCTCGTTCTCCAGGCTGACCTTCAGCTTGGCGGCATTTTCTGGTGCACGAGTAGCGACGTAATCAACGACAAACGCCTTGAACTCCGCCAGCAACGGTTCGAACTCATCGACGGCAATGATCGCTGGCTCAGCCAGCTGGTTCTGGCCGGGTATCAGCATGCTCATGTCACCACCTCGAAGGATTGCTTGCGGTTTTTCCAGGTGCCGGCGAAGCGCAGCAACAGGCCGGCGCCCTGGCGGTTGGCGACGATGACTTGCGGTTCGAAGTCGGCGATGCCGTTCTGCGGGTTGTAGAACGCCTGGGCGGCATGGCTCTGGGCGAGAATCAGCAGGTCATCGCCGAGGTTTTGCCCGAGCAGCTGCGGGATCATCGAGCCGTACAGCGGGCGCTTCTGGCGAGTGCCCAAGGGCGTGGTCAGCGCTCGGGTAGCGCGCTGCACAAATTGCAGCCAGTCATCGACCGCCGCCCCGGTGTTTCTATCGATTCCGATCATGGGATGTCCTTGTCAGGGGCTGATGACTCGACCCTGGTGGTCCACCACCGGGCCGCTGAAGTGCGCGCCGCCGGCGTCCAGCAACAGGCTGCTGCCGCCGACTTGCAGCGTGATGCCCTGGGCGCTCATCGTGAGGCTGGCGGCGCCGACCTTGATGTCGACCTGTTCGCGGGAACCTGTGAACGTGGTGGGGCCATTGACCCAGTTGAAGGTATGGCTGGCGTCGTCGTAGTCGCTCTGGGTACCGTCCTGATGGCGGCGCCGGGTCAGTGTCGAAGCGCTGGAGACCGGTGGAAAGCGGTCGCTGTTCAAGCCGAACAAGGCCACCGATTGCGCCCCGCCCTCCCCGGCGCCGTAGTTGAGCAGCAAACATTGCTCGCCTACTGACGGGATGCGGGTTTCCGTCTGTGCCCCGGCGCTGGGGTTGAAAAAGCGGATCGCCGGGGTGAGCAGTTCGCCGTGGCTGACCTTGCAGGTATTGCTGGCGGCGTCGACCTCCTGGCACACGCCGATTCGGCAGAAACTTTCGGCGCGTCGATACAGGTCTTCGAGCTGGCTTTCCATTTCCGCCAGGCGCTCCACGATCGGCCCCAGCTGCATGCGTAACAGCGCGTCGAACATGGGCTACTCCGCCAGCGGCTTGTATTGGTCGGGGTCGTCGATGTTCGAAACTTCCCAGGTGCAGGCAAAAAGCGGCTTGCCTGTGGGATCGTTGAGCAACGGCGGCCCGATATAGAGGGTTTGGGTGAAGGTGACGGTCCAGGTGTCGTAGTCCGTCTCCGCGCTGGTGCGTATTGAAGGCGCAGCGACAATGCTGGTCGGCAGGTCGCACTGCGCCTGCGGTAGGTTCCAGCGGTTATCCAGCACCAGGTCCATCAGTTGGCTGGCCAGGTCGCAGGCATCAAAGGGCAAGGCACCCGGGGCCACCATGGCCTTGAGTGAAATCCCCAGGGCATGGGCCTTGCGCCCCTCGCGGGAGCGAAGGCCCGGCCCATTGCCTTCGACCGTGATCAACACGCCGGTGTCGTTCGCGGCGCCCTGAAAGTCCTGATGAGTGCCGACCTTAAGTTCCGGAAACGCCCTGCGCAGTGCCTCGCTGATGGCCTGGGGCAATTGGGAGGGTTTTTCGATAAGTGTCATTTAAGTAGCGTCCTTGCAACGGTTACTGCGGGTCCCGGCCAGGGCCTTCGTTGACGCCGATGCGCTTGGCCGCCCAGCGTTCATAAAGGCCGATGGCCACGTCGGCGCCGGCCATGGCGGTCAGGCACCCAATGGCGCCGGCCGTCCAGATCGACATGCCGGCGGCGTAGCACAGCATCAGGGCTGATACCCCGCACACCATGCAGGCCCCCGAACGCAGGGCCAGGCGCCGCATAAGCGACCAACCGCGGGCGCCTTCCTTGTCGGCGCGCCACATTTCTCCGGAAACCCCGCCAATCACCGCCAATACGATGACCAGCCAGATAGGCATTTCCGCCAACGCTTGCTGCTCGTTTGTCATGTCACGCCTCCTGGAATGAGTGATACCGGCAGGTCGCCGGTTGTAGGTGTTTGTTTCAATTTGAATGGGTTCTCTAGGTAGGCATTCCAAAAAGCCCGGCTGCCCGGGCTTTTCAGTAATGATGTCCTCGAACTTTCGGCGCTACTGGCGCGGTACGGTTCTTTCCTCAATGTTTTTCCGACCACGATCCCTGTCTGCCGGATAACTGCTTCTGGTGCTTTACGCTGCACACCCGGGCCAGTTGCCAACCCTCTGAACCGTTAAGGCCGGTTCATCGCTGCCTGTTCTTGAAGCGGTTTGAAA